TGGGCCATCGTTCCCGGATGTAATCCAGAGTCAGTAGATTATTGATGATGTGCGCCCGGCCTTTTTGGAGGTCTATGAAATCCTTAACTGCAGGATCCGGGAAGAATGATCCGAAGTTCACCGGCAGGATATCATTTTGACCAATATACCGGTTCATTCCCTTGCCACCATTGACCGTAGGGTCATAGATGACCTTATAAATAATCGGCCCATGGATGACCATGCGCCGCACTGCTCGGATATGCTTTTGTTTGAATTTGATCTGGTTCAATTCCCACGGGATGAACACATTCAGGAGTGCCGCCTTTTCCTCGTCTCCCGGCTCAGTCGGTTCGAAGTCTGGTGTCGGAATCCATCCTGTTAGACGCGCCACAATGGACTCTAACTGGCTCCATGCGTAGTTGCCGACATATTCCATACGTTCCGGGTATGGTCCGTTATCAGGTGGCCTCAGACCCTTCCAGTGGTCGCCTGACCATAACTGCTGCTCCTTGCGCCATAACTCTTCCCGTCCGGATCGCCTCTCTTTGAACACGGTGTAATCTTGCTCCACCATCTTAACCAGCTTTTCCTCGTCCGGCGTGTTGATTTCATCCTTGTTTGGCTCAGGCGGTTCTGTTGAGTTGAATATCCCCTTGACCTCGCCAAACATCTGCGCTGCTTTATCCAGCATCTTCGCCACAGTCTCACCCCTTAATCATACCGCGTGTCTATCGTTTCTCCTGACCATGCGCTGTAACGTTCATATTTTGGTTCTGGCGCTTCCTTGCCTACTTCCTGATAGGTTACAGGTTCTCGGTTCACCAAGCGCTGTATGGTGTCTTGCTGGTTGGCTAGCGTTTTGATACATGCCCTGTGTAAACGATTGATCGCATATAGTTGTGCTGCTGCGCATGCAAGCAACATGATTATTGCAAATGCTTGTCCCAATCTATCACCCCCACACGCTGCCGTATTCAGATTCGGCAAAGTCATCCGTCACTTCAAAAGTCTTTGCTGCTTGTTTTCTTTCAGGTGTAGCATTCCATGGCTTCTTGCTTTCTTCCATGAAAATCATACATTCGTCATTTAATGCGTATCTCGTGCTGTCTATACTGTGGTTATTTTTGTCTGGATACTTAGCTTTGAAGTTCCCGTTCGAATCTTTCTCCAACTCGTAAGTTAGAAACTCTCGTGCCGTGTCTGGACAGCGTTTATCGTCAATGATGATGGCTTCCAGCGATTGAAGGAACTTGATCCCAAATTCCACCGAATCGGGGCCTTTTTTTACCGCCCTCACATTCAGCCCGTATTGCTGCATTTCGTTGATACTCTTTGGCTCTGCGGAGTCAGCGCACACCATTTCGTTATCCCAGTTTTCAACGCGTATATGCTGATAAGCCGCGCTATTGGATAGCCCGACTTTGTATAATTCGTGGTAAATGTACAGCCGTTTATGCTTTCTGTCGTAGTGCATCACATTGTAGGACAAGGGGTCAATGGCATAACCGAAGTCTAAGCCGCGCTTGACGTTGTAGAAGTCCTCGATCTCTGCGTCGCTGATCTTCCGTATCTGCACATTGTCAAACACCTCGCCGCCTGTACCTGTCACATTCCCCAAATACTCATGCTCATAGGCAAGTGGTTTGGTGTCTCTCAGGTGTTCGGCCTCGATGATGAACTGTTGTCCCAACCATTCTTTCGGAACCGTCAGATAGGTGCTGTGGTGGCTTAAACGGTCATCCCGGGTAAACTTCACCTCAGTGTTGACCCAGTTGTTTGCTGATTTCGGTGGGTTGTAGCTGTAGAACACGATGAACTTCGGGCCACCGCGCATCAGAGACTGGTTAATCATCCGAATCTCTTCCATGCTGGTGAACTCGTCCAATTCCTCGTACCAGATGAACTTCGTGTATCCCCTGGCAAATTTCATGGACTTGATCTTCTTCGGCTTGTCAGCTCCACGGAACCGGATCTCCTGGCCCGTAGGCTTATAGGTGAGGACAAGCTTTGTCTCCGGCATGTCCCAATAGTCTTCCACGCCCAATGCCTGTATGGCCCATATCAGTTGATCCTTAACTGACTCATTCAGCGTGTCCTTTACCTTACGCAGGACAACAGCGTTTGCTTGTGGATCGTTCATAATGCCCAATATGATTTCAATACTGATAAATGATGACTTTGTAGATCCACGACCACCGGCTAACCAGTAGTGGGTATGCAAGCCTTTTTTAATGTCCTTGTGAATTTCGTGAAAAGAAGGTGCAATACATGAACTTAACCTCATTTGATATCATCCACGATCTGTACGCCGACTGTCCCGCCAAGTTTCAAGTTGTCAGTCCACAGCATATATCGTTTTCCTAGTAATTCAGCTGCCTTTTCCCGGACTTGAACCGGCGGCACATTGTCCACCAACTCTTGCATTCCTTGCCCTACCAATAACGGCACACGCTCAATCACTTTGCCGCGCATGACAGAAGTTAGGAATTCCAGGACTTCGTCTTGGCTGGCTATGCGTTCTTTATCCTTTTGTCCTAAATTTTCGTCCACATACGCGCGTACCTTAGGGTTCTTTAGTAGCTTATGCCCTTCAACTCCAGCAATATTGTCGCTTGCATAAGAATACCCAGCTCGCTTATATGCTTCTGTGGCGTTCCCCAACTCTATAAAGTAGTCAGCGAAACGCTTTTGCTTTTCAGTCAGGTTAGCCATACCTCATAACCTCCTCACTGTTACATTGTGTATCTATCATGCTTATACTGGTACGGTGGTGTTGCAACATAACGTATCAATTAACCACAGAAATACAGCGTGATTGCCATTACTGCCAGAATAAACGGCCCACCGATCAACCATGTAACGCCTGCTTGTTTCTCTTCTTCCGTCATCCCTCCACCGCCTCATACGTTTTCTCGAAGATATCCGGCTTGCAGGGGTATAACTCACCGTTAACACCCTGGATAATCCAATCGTTTTCCGATATTTGCATGACGCCTTCCAACGTTTTGATCTCTCCTCCAATTACTTTTCCTCCGTATTGGCTGTATAAGGTTACACTGTTCCCTGCTCTGATGAATGCAGGCGCGCCTACAGAGTAATTGGGCTTGGTGAATTGCCATGCATCGATGACGACAGGCTTCTTCCTAAACTTCATCCTCAATACCTCCTGCTCTCTCCAAACATAATCTCGAATAACGCCCACGGAACGGGGTAACATATCCCTCCATGCTTGGTTTGGTCCCAGATGATGTAGTCCCCGGGATAAGCAGTGTAGGTACTGCGTATGCCGGGTATGGTGAGGGTGGTGTTGTCCTCGTTCAGCGTGGCTCTCTTCCGGGTGTGGTTGTACACTTCCTCGAAGTTATTCCCATTCCAGATACAGTAGGTTATGGGTCTGGAGGTGTAGGCGTATTCGTATCGCATTCTTCTTTCCTTTCGATACTCTTTATGGCTGCTTTGGCTAATAGTCTGTATAGGATAAATAGTGATAGGAGTATAGACCATTGGATGATGGATACAAGCATTGTTACGGCCCCCGGACTTCGTCCTGGGCGGATTCGGCCGTGTCGATGGCCTCCGGCCTTTAATCTTCAACTACTATTTGTTCTGCCAGGAGTTTTGCGGTGTTCTGTACTGCAATTAGTAATATCTCGGTTGGAATGTGAATTTCTCGAATCATTCCACTCCTTCCCATGCCTGCCGCAACATTGTCAAAAATCATCTCTAGCACATCAAACATGTTGACATCTGATGGATAGTTGTCTGATGACAAATGGTGACGTTCTTCGGAAATGTGATTTTTATACCATGGCAACTCCACAAAATTTACTCCGTTGTTTCTTGTATTTTCAAAGTCCTCGTGGAACTGTTTTATGTCTCTCAACTTGGTGTAGTCGTGGTCATCACATTTGTTTACGAGTTCTCTTGCAAAGTATCTTGCAATTGCTTGTACGTCACCAATGTGAGATATTGAGCTTTCAGCCAAATCCAGCTCCGTTACTGTTCCAACAGCTGATCGCGTATCCGCATTCCGGCTTTTCTTAATTTTTATCAACTCGTTATTCCTCCTCACACTGGATAAAACAAAAGAAGCACCGGCGCTCTCGATAGCGGCTAGTGCTTCTTCTTATGTGATGCGCCGCGGTTGGCGCTTGTCACTGCTGTATTGTCCTTGGCTTGCTCATTGCAGAAATGATGGATAATGACATACACATTGCCGACTTTTACCCATTCTTTCGTATCCGAACCACAAAATACACATTTC